TCCCCAATATACTTTTGAGGATTGGTTGGTGTGAATCGTCCTGAATATGCCATAAATAGTATGTATAACAATTTTTTATAAAGAAATCAATGGCTGTCGTTTCAATTCCAACATCACTTGGTGGCGTATCATTACCTGGAGCTTTAGGTAAGCTTGCGTCTGGACCACTTTCGTCTTTATATTCCAATTCTGGATTGGATACTTATAACTACCCAAGAGATTTAGCAACAGATCCTTCTAAATCACATTATGTAACTTTTAGTATCAAAGAAATTGTACCGGCAGGATTTACAAGTAGTAATGGTCAATCAACATCTGGAGATTCAGTTAAGCCACTTTCAAATGCTGACGATGCTTTAGGTTCAAATAACAATAGTAATAGTGATTCTAGTGGTGGTGATAGTAATCAAACAACTACACAAAATTCATTTGTAAAAGGCATAGGAGATGCTTTAAAATATGTGAGTAGTTTGAATCTAAAAGTTTCTCCAAGATTAACGAATCCAGTTAAAGTCATTTCTTTATACATGCCAGACACACTTGAGGCAAATTATAATTCAAATTATACTGAAATGTCTTTGGCAGCCGACACAGGACTTTTACAAACTATTAGAGAATTGAATCAAGTAGCAGGAGATGTTGGTAAAGCTATTGGAACTGGAAATTTAAGAGATGCTGCAATTTCTCTCGGAAAATCTGCTTCTACTGATCCGGCTGTTCTTGATTTGGCCACTAAATTGGCTAATAAAGTTGGTATTGATTCTGGACAATTAGGTTCATTTTTACTTAAAGGCCAAGGCTATGCAATTAATCCACAAATGCAGATGCTTTATCAAGGTATCAGTTTAAGAGAGTTTACTCTATCTTTCACCTTTACACCAAAAACAGCAACAGATTCACAAACGATTGATAAAATTTTGTGGATATTTAAAAATTACTCATTACCCACTTTGACCGCAGGTTCTCAAACTTCAACTGATAGTTTATTCTTAATTCCACCTGCCATTTTTAATGTTAACTTTTTTAATAACAATAAAGAAAATCAATACTTACCAAAATATGGTGACTGTGCTTTGATTGATGTTGGTGTCAATTATGCTCCAAACGGATGGGCTGCCTTTGACAATGGTGCACCTGTTCAGACAACTTTAAGTCTACACTTTAAAGAAATACAAGCTCTTGATAGAGGCAAGATGGGTAGTATTACTAACCGTACAGGAGATGGTGTCCTAAGATGATGTACTATTTCAAATCATTTCCAAAGGTCGTAACAACTGATTACAATAATAACGGTATATTACTTACCAATATTATGAAACGTGTTGAATTGATACCTTCTTTGGTAAATAATTCACTTGCTTTCTATTCTTATGATTTACAAGAGGGTGATACACCAGATATCGTTGCTAACAAATATTATGGAACTTCATACAGATATTGGTTACCACTCTTCTCAAGTCAAATTACTGATCCACAATGGGAATGGCCATTAGATTCTAAAACATTTGATAATTATATTGCAAACAAGTATTTTGTGGCAGCTGGAAGTCCAATAGATCCAAATACTGGAAAACCATCCATACCTCTTGTAACAACATATACACAAGGAACTGTTTATCAATACACAAAAACGATTGAAACTGTAGATAGTTACTCTTTGAAAAAAACAACAAATACAATTGTAATTGATGAAAACACATACAATACAACGGAAACCGGCACAACTGTTAAAACATTTCCTGATAACAATAGCATAACACAAACTGTTTCTGTTGATGTCTTGAGCATATATGATTATGAATTAAAAATTAATGAGTCTAAAAGATCCATTAATCTTATCAACTCAATCTACGCTTCCGAAATTGAATCACAATTTGTATCATTGATGGGAACTTAAAATGGCTGCAACATTTGCGGAAACACCAGCAACGTCTGGCATTAGATATTCGCAAGACTATTCAATAACAAATTTAACCCTATTGACGGCAACGAATACATGGGATGTTAAGAATATTCTGGTTGAATTATCTTACCATGAAGATTTGTTCAACAATACCGCTTCTGGTTATATTATGTTATCAGAAGCAGCCGGTTATATTGAATTGGGTCAAATAAATGGCAATGAATTTTTGAGAATAACTTTCAGTACCACAGGACAACAAGGAACTGAGATAGATAAGTTATTCAGAGTATATAAGATGGCCAATCGTAAGCAAGAGAATACTCTGACTACCATGTCTTACGCTTTGTATTTTTGTTCAGAAGAAATGTTACTGAATGAACAATATAAAGTTTCCAAAGCTTATCCCAATCAAGAAATTTATAAAAATATAACTGATATTTTACAAAATCAATTGATGGTCGATAAGAGTAAAATCAATATTATCGAAGAAACATATGGAACTTACGATTTTGTAATTCCTACAATAAAACCTTTTGATGCTATCAATTTTATGTCTGTATATGCTCGGCCAAAAGCCGGAAGTGTAGGTGCAGACATGATTTTCTATGAAGACAAATATGGTTTTAATTTTAGGTCATTACAGTCTTTGATGTCAAATCCTGTTTATCAGAAATACAATTATAGTCCCAAAAATACTGATACAAACAATCTAAACAAAGCTCAATTTAATGCGTTAACTTATGAGATACTGAACTCATTTGATACACTTGGAGCTATCAATTCTGGTGTTTTTGCAAATCAACTAATTTCAGTTGACATATTAACAAGAACTAAAAAAGTGACCAATTTTGATTATGGAGCTTACCAAAGAGATAGTTCTACTGTCAAATTAAATCCTAATCCAATTACGAATCAATACACAAACAGAAAAGGTCACCAGCTCAATCAAGCTCCACAATCTGTATTGAAATTGATATTTTCTAATTTCAGTCAATCAAATACAGCATATATCAATCAAAACAGTAATGGAACATCAGCACATAACATTTATGCTGAGACTTATGTACCATACAGAACAGCACAATTAGCTTTGGCCAATTACACAAGAGTTAAGATTTCTGTACCTGGTGACTCCAATCTTACTGTTGGTATGGTCGTTAATTTCAATTTAGGATCAATAAATCCACTTGACCAGAGACCAGATGCCTTCTATTCAGGCAAATACTTGGTCACGGCTGTTAGGCATTTGATTAACGACAGATATATAACTATATTGGAATTGTGTAAGGAAAGTGTTCCTACTCCTTATGCTTCACCAGATCCTTCTTCATCAATATGGCAAAATAGTGCCAAAGGTATATTTAAATAATGTCTAAAGTTGTAAATAATTTTGCAGGTCTGAATGGATTTGTATGGTGGGTTGGTGAAATTAGAAATAGAATAGATCCTTTGGGTCTTGGCCGGTGTCAAGTTCGCATATTTGGTTGGTATGGTGATGAAATACAAGATAAAGATTTACCGTGGGCACATCCAATGATTGCTTTCAATGCCTCCAAAACTTTTTCAGTACCATCTGTTGGTGATTGGGTTGTAGGTTTCTTTATGGACTCAGGAAATGGACAATTTCCAATTATGATGGGCGTTTTACCTGGAATAAAACAAGGAAAATAAATGAGTTTAACTATAGCTAAAACACAAACTGACCAAAACGGTAATATAATTGAAGTCAATGCACCAAAGCCTTTGTCTACCGGAAGCACTTTCCTAACAACGCCATCTTTAGCGTTAGGTGATATTAAAAATACAGGAATACAAAAAGCTAATGACGCTAGAATTCATGTGTGTGATATTGTTGCTGCACTCAATAAAGATATCAAAGCTTTGAAATCTTTTATTTCCGGTATAATCGCCAAAATAAAAGCTGCTATCGAGGCTTTATTAACTGCTTTATCACAAAATCCTTTTGTTGAAGAATTAAAACAGAAGGTACAATCTTTGAAAGCCAAGGCAAAATTGATAGCACAATCTATAAAAGATGCTCTTGATGAACAAAGTGCAATTACGGAATATGTAACTTATTTAAAAAATCTCATAAACACGATTTCAAATGCTTCTGCGGAAGTACGAAAACTTTTACAATCTTGTTTAAGTAATGCACAATCTGATTTGGCAATTTATCAAGGAAAATTGAATAATAGTTCCTTAAACACATTACAAACACAATTGAATAGTGTGAATCAACAAGTGAAAGCGTTAGCATAAAATGGCAATAGATAGTTCATTCACAGAACCAAAATCAAATTATAATGCGGTATATCCGTATAATACCATAACTCAAACAGAATCTGGTCATTTCTTTGAATTGGATGATACACCTGGAGCTGAAAGAGTTCGCCTTCAACATAGAATAGGTACTTTTACTGAAATTCAAGCTGACGGTACCAGAATCAATAAAGTTTTGGGTAAAAATTATGAAATCATTATGGATGACAATAATGTTTACATAAAAGGACAATGTAATATTACGGTGAATGGTGCTTGTGTTATTCATGTGACACAAGACGCTATAATGAAAGTTGAAGGTAATTTGACTCAACAAGTTTTAGGTAATGTCACACAATCTATTAACGGAAGCACAAGTATAACATCAAAAGGTGATGTGGATGTCAATACTCAAGGTGATTTGAATATTCAAGCAAGTGCAGTCAATATGAATGCTGATTTATTTGTTCGTGGTGACATATCTTCTACACAAAGTATCAAAGCAGAAAATAATGTAAATGCTGGCCAAAAGATTTTTGCCACTTTAGGTTTTTTAACTCCAGGTTGGTTGGCAGTTGGACCTACAGCAGCTGCAACTGGTTTACCAATAGGACCACTTGCTATTCCAGGTACTATATCCGCAGATTTGGGTGTTGCAACTTTAGGTTTCGTTGTGGCTGGATATCCCGCTTCTTCTGCTTATATGGTTCCAGGTCAAATCTCAGATTACAAACGTTCTATGGATGCTGACCGAGTATTGTATGATACACATCAACATTACGGACCTGGCGGTATTACTGGTTTCCCAACTACTCCACAATGATTTTAGGAAATTTCGAAATCCTTGCCGGCCCCCGAAAAAGTCCGGACGGTTATCGAAATTCCAAAAAGTACATTTACTCCTAGGCTCTATAAATAGAAAATGGCATCATTAAAAAACCTTTATTCAGATTTAGACTTAACATTCAATCGTTTACCCGTAACGAATGATGTTGCTTTGAGCTATGATGAACAGGCTGTTGTCCGTTCAGTCAGAAATCTACTTTTGACTAATTTTTATGAAAGACCATTTCAACCGAATCTAGGTTCAAATTTAAATACATTATTATTTGAACCTGTAAATAATTTAACTGCCAGTTTGTTGTCAGATGAAATTACAAATGTCATTAGAAATTTTGAACCAAGAGCCAAAGTCAATGATATTAATGTGGTACCAAATGCCGACCACAATTCTTTTACAGCAACAATTTCATTCTACATAGGAAATAATACGGCACCCACTTCAGTTAATCTGTTTCTCCAAAGGTCAAGATAATGTCATCTTCAAATACAAATATTAAAGTAACAGATTTAGACTTTAATAGTATCAAAACTAACTTTATTAATTATCTACAGACACAAGATACTTTTAAAGACTATAATTTTGATGGATCGTCACTATCTGTTCTTTTGGATGTATTAGCTTATAATACACAGTACAATGCATACTATTTAAATATGGTGGCCAATGAGATGTTTTTGGATTCAGCAATTCAAAGAAGTTCAGTTGTTTCTCAGGCCAAGTCATTAGATTATACACCAAAATCAGCCATTGCACCAACTTCTTTCATTAAATTTGTGGCAAATGGTATTTCTACTCCCACATTTACATTACCAAAATTTACAAACTTTCAATCTGGTGCCATCAACGGTGTCAATTATAACTTTGTAACTATAGATTCTACTACAGTTCCAGTTGTTGCTGGTACTGCCACATTTGATAATATTGAATTGAAACAAGGTATTCCAACAACATTCTCATTTACTGTCAATAGTACCACAAATCCAAAATATACTTTTCAGTTACCTGATGCAAACATCGACACTTCAACACTTAAAGTCATTGTTCAAGAGTCATCAACAAATACATCATTTGACATTTATAACTCATCAAGAGAATATTTAAATCTTGATTCATCATCTCAAGTATATTTTGTAAATGAAGCACTTAATGGTAACTATGAAATTTCTTTTGGTGATGGTATCTTAGGTAAAAAATTAAAAGATAATAATGTTGTTATTACCAGTTATGTGACAACACAAGGCACAGCAGCTGCAGGTGCCAATACTTATGTTTTGATGAGTAATCTTGGCGGTTTTACCACATCTAGTGTCACTCCTTTGTTGGCAGCCACACAAGGTGGTTCTAAGGAGACTGTTGCTTCTATCAAATATCAGGCACCAAAGGCTTATGCAACTCAAGGTCGTGCTGTCTCTAAAGAAGACTATATTGCTATCATTCAAGGCAATCAACTTGGTATTTCATTTGATGCTGTGAATGTATGGGGTGGTGAGAGTAATAGTACACCTGTTTATGGTCAAGTCTTTATTGCTCTCAAACCAACTGGTGGTTACACATTAACCAATACACAGAAACAAAGATTGATACAAGATGTTATTAAACCAATCTCTGTATTGACCGTAGAACCAACAATTGTGGATCCAGATTATACTTATGTTAACATTACAACAAATGTATTGTATGATCCAAAGAAAACTACATTGACATCTAATGGTATCTCAAGTGTTGTTAAGACTGCTATCAATAACTTCACGGCCAAAACTCTTAACACATTCAATTCAACATTTGCTGTATCGGATTTGATTCTTGCCATTCAAACGGCAGATAATTCTATCATAACAAATGAGGTGTCTATCAATTTACAGAAGAAATTCTATCCAACTTTACAGACACCAACAACATACACATTCTATTTCAATGTGCCAATTAAAAAAGGTGCTTTTCTAAGTGGTATCAATAGTTCTCCGTCAATGCAGTATCAAACAACAACTGCTATCATTGATGGTGTTTACTTAGAAGAATTTCCACAAGCAACTGAAGGTGTAGATTCAATTTCTATTTTGAATCCAGGTTATGGATATCAGTATGCACCAACAGTAACAATTATTGGTGACGGTACAGGTGCAACAGCAGAAGCAGTTATCAATGGTGCAGGTTCAATCACATCTATTAATGTAACAAATTCAGGAAATAATTACACAACTTCGTATGCGACCATTACAAACAATGCAAATGATACACAAGGTAAACTTGGTGCTGCCACGGTCAACTTAAAAGGACGATACGGTACATTAGGCCTGTATTATATTGATGGTACAAATGGTAAAGTTATACTTGATAGTAATATAGGAACAGTTGATTACACAAAAGGTGTTATTACTTTAACTGGTTTTAATCCATATCAAGTCAACAATGACCTTGGACAATTAACTCTTTCAGTTACTCCAACAACAACAATCGTGTCATCTACATACAATAGAATTATTACGGTAGATCCATACGATTCAAATGCTATCACAATTAACGTAACTGCTAAGACAACATGATAACTAGCGGCCACAAGACCTCACTATTAATACCATCACAACTTCCTGAATTTATTCGGGATGATCCTTCTTACACCAATTTTGTGGCCTTCTTACAGGCATATTATGAATGGATGGAACAAGATGGTAATGTAACTGATAGATCCAAAAATCTTTTGAGTTATAAAGACATTGATACAACTACTGAAGAATTTCTACAGTATTTTACAAACGAATTTTTACCATATTTTCCAAATGATGCTCTGATTAGCAAAGAGAAAGCTGTTAAAGTTGCCAGACAATTGTACCGTTCTAAAGGTACACCAGCTTCTTATAAATTTTTATTCAGAATATTATATGATTCTGATTTTGATGTTTACTATACTAAAGATTCCGTATTCAAAGCTTCTGATGGTAATTGGTATATACCAAAAAGTTTAAAATTAAACACAACAGATACTCGTTTTCTAAACATCAATAACTATCGTTTATTTGGTGAGAAAACAAAATCTATCGCTACGGTTGAAAATTCTGTTAAAGCTGGTAACAAAACAGAAGTATTCATATCAAACATTGAGAGATTGTTTCAGTC